ACACACTAAACACAAATTTACAAAAAATGGACATTTCAACACGAATTTTATCGGACATTACGGTTTATATGAAGTACGCAAAGTACAGACCGGAATTAAAAAGGAGAGAAACTTGGAAGGAGTTGGTAAAAAGAAATATGGATATGCATATAAAGACATATCCAAATTTAAAAGAGGAAATAAAAGAAGTATATAAATTCGTATCGAATAAAAAAATATTACCATCAATGCGTTCAATGCAGTTCGCAGGTAAACCAATTGAATTATCACCAAATAGAATTTACAATTGTGCATTTGCACCGGTAGATGATTGGAGAGTGTTTTCAGAAATTATGTTCTTACTATTGGGTGGAACTGGAGTAGGTTATTCAGTACAACAACATCACGTTGATTGTTTACCTGAAATCAGAAAGCCATCAACTGATAAGACAAGAAGATTTTTAATTGGTGACTCTATTGAAGGATGGGCTGATGCAGTTTCAGTAATTGTAAAAGCATATTTCTTTGGTGGTAGTAAGCCGGTATTTGATTTTAGAGATATTAGAGAGAAAGGAGCACGATTGGTAACATCAGGTGGTAAAGCACCAGGTCCTCAACCATTGAAAGAATGCCTTATCAAATTAGAAGGTATCTTAGATGCAAAAAAAGATGGTGAGAAATTAAAACCAATTGAAGTGCACGATATGGTTTGTCACATTGCTGATGCGGTATTAGCAGGTGGTATCCGTAGAGCAGCATTAATCGCTCTATTCTCTGCAAGTGATGAGCAAATGATTAGTTGTAAGAGTGGCGCGTGGTGGGAAACAAATCCACAAAGAGGTAGAGCAAATAACTCAGCAGTATTAATGAGACATAAAATTACTAAAGAGTATTTTATGGACTTATGGAAACGAATTGAAGCAAGTGGAGCAGGTGAGCCTGGTATCTACTTATCAAATGATAAAGATTGGGGAACTAATCCATGTTGTGAGATTGCATTAAGACCTTTCCAATTCTGTAACTTATGTGAGGTGAATGTAAGTGATGTAGTAGACCAAGACGATTTGAATGCAAGAGTTAAAGCAGCGGCATTTGTTGGAACATTGCAGGCTGGATATACTGATTTTCATTACTTAAGACCAATTTGGCAAAGAACAACTGAAAAGGATGCCTTAATAGGAATCTCAATGACAGGAATCGGAAGTGGTGCAGTTTTGAAATTGGATATGAAAGAAGCAGCAAAAGTTGTGAAAATAGAAAACAAAAGAGTAGCAGAAATATTAGGTATTAACGCATCGGCAAGATGTACAACGGTTAAGCCTGCTGGAACTACTTCATTGACATTAGGAACTTCATCTGGAATTCATGCTTGGCATAACGATTATTATATTCGTAGAGTAAGAGTTGGTAAGAACGAATCGATGTATTCTCACTTAGTGCTAAATCATCCTGAATTAGTAGAAGATGAATATTTCAGACCACATGATACTGCTGTAATTGGCATTCCACAAAAAGCACCTGATACTGCAATCTTTAGAACTGAATCACCAATTCAATTATTAGAGAGAGTTAAAAAAGTACATGGTGAATGGATTAAACCTGGACATAGAACTGGAAGCAATTCACACAATGTATCAGCAACTATATCTATTAGAGAGCATGAGTGGAAAGCAGTTGGTGAGTGGATGTGGGAAAACAAAGAGTTCTATAATGGATTATCGGTATTGCCTTATGATGGTGGTACTTATATTCAAGCACCATTTGAAGATTGTACAAAAGAAAAATATGAAGAACTTATGAAAACATTAAACGATGTTGACTTAAGTAAAGTTATAGAATTGGAAGATACAACTGACTTAAGTGGTGAGTTGGCATGTGCCGGTGGAGCTTGTGAAGTGAAATAAGATGCACGATAATTTGGTTCAAAATATAATAAACTCAATATATGCCCCAATTCGAACAAATAGATAAAGGCTTATATTATTTTGAAGGTAGTAAGGTAGTGTTTACACCCAATTATCACATAGAACGTGGATATTGTTGTGGTAGCGGTTGTAGACACTGTCCTTATGAACCAAATCACATAAAAGGAAACATAGAATTAGAAAAACAATATAAAACAAAAAAAGATGAGTGTAGTAGTTAAAAAATTTGGAGCAGTATGGTGTGGACCTTGTAGGGCATTACAACCAGTATTGGAAGGTTTAAAAAATGATTTCAATGGTAAAGCAACATTCATTGAATATGATGTTGATAATTCACCTGAAGAAGCACAACAATATAGTGTTACATCTATTCCATTAGTAATTGTTGAGAAGGATGGTGTAGTTGTTGAAAGATTTCAAGGATTAACTTCTAAGATAGCATATACAAATGCTATCAATGAGGCAATAAAATAGATTTGGTAATATCAAAAAAGTTTCGTAAATTTGTTATATGTGTGGAATAATAGGCGGTAATTGGTTTACTTCTAGTAAGCAGACCCATACCCATTTACAAAAAATAATTCATAGAGGCAGAGATGCTTCTATTGTAGACGAGATAGACAGTGTCTTTGTTGGACACAATCGTCTTTCAATTCAAGATTTATCTTCAACAGCAAACCAACCAATGTGGAATGGTGACAAGACTGTGTGTATTGTATATAATGGAGAGTTGTGGGGTAGTAATTACACAAAAGAATTAAAAGATAAAATTACAATTCCATTTAAAACAAAATCTGATACTGAAATAATTCTTAATGCTTATTGTGAATTTGGAACTGATTCATTCAAAGATTTGGATGGGATGTTCTCATTTGCAATAGTTGATACTAAAATTAATAAAATAATTGTTGTTAGAGATTATGTTGGAGAATTGCCATTATGGTATGCAATTGATAACGATGGTAAATTAGTATTTTGTTCGGAAAAGAAAGGATTGCCAATTTCAGATTTATATGAAAAACAAATAAAGGCAATTTATCCAGGTACATTCTTAGATTACAACTATAAAACATTAGAACATAATACCGTAACATATTATAAACTTCCAAATGAAATAATAAATGATGATAGAGAAACTATTGTTAAGAATATTAGAAAAATGTTGGAAGAAGCGGTTAAAGTAAAAATGGTATCTGACGTTCCAATCTGCACCATTTTGAGTGGGGGTATTGATTCGGTGATAACAACTTACATACTTTCAAAGATAAACCCTAATATTGAAGCATTTGTGGTTTCAATGGGAGACGGTGATACTAAGAATGATGATATAAAATATGCTAGAATTGCTGCAAAAGAATTTGGTGTAAAACTACATGAAATTATTCTAACTGAGAAAGATGTTGAAGATTCAATCAATGAAACACTTTATGTTATTGAACAAAGTAGATGGCAAAACGTAGGCTCAGCAATAGCTCAAATTGCGTTATCTAAAAAGATTAATGAATTGGGATTTAAAGTTGTCTTTAGTGGTGACCTTTCAGATGAAATATGGGGTAGTTATGGACACATTCAGGCGTTCCATTGGAGACCGGAAGATTATGATAAAGCTAGAAGAAAATTAGTAGAGGATGTTCATAAAACAAACTTCTTAACTACCAACCAATCCATAATGTGGGGTGGTACCGTTGAAGTACGAACACCGTATAGTTGGAGACCCTTTGTAGAATATACATTGAACATACCACCTTTATATCAGAAAGAAAATAATCATATGAAACCTTTATTAAGAGCAGCTTTTAAAGGAGAGATTTCCGATGAACTATTATATAGACCTAAAGTATATTTCGCTAAAGGATGTAGAACCGGTGATATGATGGAAGCCAGAAAAGATATTTTGAAATCTCAATTAAAATCCATATCTTTGTATAAAGACCAAATAAACCAAAATAAATTTTTTAAAAATGCTTAATTTTGTAAAAGCAGAAAGGGGTTCGGCTGAAATGATAGAAGCGGTAAATCAAGCATCTTCTATCATAGATTTGTACCCAGAAATATTTCCACACCTTCATAAACAGGGTTTTAAGTTGGAGAAATATATTGAAAAAGGTGGAATGATACTGCAAGATGGCGTTGTTATCACTTTTGGTAGATATAAATCACATGGTAGAATGAGCAGAAATGCAACTACATATAAAAAGAAAGGAGATTTTATTCTTCATCAAATTGCAACCAATCATTCTAAATCAAATTCTTCTAAAGAAGTATTGGATGAATTTGTGGAATATTGTAAATCAGTTCATGCAGAAAATCTATTTTTAACCGTTAGAGCATTCAATTATAGAGCTGTATTATTTTATGAACGATATGGTTTTGTAAAAGATAGTGATATAAGTTGGACCAGTAAAACCGATGGTATTATTAATGGTATAGTTTTCAGACTAAGACTAGTTGCCGATAAAAATATAGAAACAGTATGTATTTAGATTATTTTGATAAGTTCAAAGGTATGCAACCATACCTTCATATTAGCTCACAAGAGTGGAAACATATTAAATCCACCTTTAATAGAGATGATGTTAAAGATTCATTGGCAACAATTTGTATGGAATATCCACTTCCTTATGCAGATATAAGTGAGGATGATGCTAGAAAAGAATATTTGGCATTAAAAGGAATACGTTGGAATGAATTATTTACCGAAGGTGAATGGTTTCCTAGAAAAGCATCGGAATTTAGATATTCTTTAGATTTTAAAGGAAAACCACAATACATTCGTAGATTAAATACAGGGAATGATTCATCAAATCACTTTCAACAAGCAAACCGTTGGAGTGTAGATGGTACAGTATCACCTGGTCCAAAAAGGACTTGGGCAAGTAAAGAATTTATGACAACTCTTATGGGTGGATTATACACTCTTAAATTTGATGAAGTTGGTAGAAACCAATTAAGAGTATGTTTATCATTACGAAAGTACATATGTTCACAATTTAAACCAAATGCTGCAAAAGTTCTATATGATTTTTACGAAGCTAAGAATGTATTAGATATATCAGCGGGATGGGGTGATAGATTATGTGGCTTCTTTGCATCTGAATTCGGAGAACATTATGTAGGTATCGACCCTAGAAAAGAAAACCATCCAATTTATAATCAACAGGCTCAATTTTATACAAAACATAATAGTTTTTTTGAAACCGATAAGAAGGCAGATTTTATCGAATCACCTGCCGAAGACGCGGATTTATCAATATATGAAAACCACTTTGATATTGTATTTAGTTCACCACCATATTTTAACGTGGAAAGATATTCTTATGATGATACACAGAGTTGGGTAAGATACAAAAACATAGATGCATGGAATAAACAATTTCTTCATAAAACAATTGCAAATGTTTGGCCTACAATTAAGAAAGGTGGAATATTGGCTATTAATATAGCAGATGTTTATGCAAGTTCAAAAGGTGATGGTAAAGGATATAAAGAAATATGTAATCCAATGAATGATTTTATAAAAACATTGGGAGCGGAATACGAAGGATGTTTGGGTATGGAGATGGCTAAAAGACCAGGTAGTGCAGGTGCGGCTTCTATTATAGAAGGTGATGAAAGTAGATTTAGTGAAGAAGCATTAGCAAAAGCCGCTGAGGCCGGCGATAAAACATTTTGTGAACCCATTTGGATTTGGAAAAAATTATGATAAAAGAACATTTTAAAAAGTTTTATAATATGAAACCATATCTTTATATAAATAAAGATGAGTGGCAAGATATTATAAAAACATATACTAAAGAGGAGATTGTAAACGAACTATCAGAAGTATTACATACATATCCCGCTCCAATACCAATTATAACGGAACAAGATACAATTGATGCGTATAAAAAATTAAAAGGAACTTGGTGGCCGGATATATTAATTGAAGGCAAGTGGTTTCCTAGAAATGAAAGAGTATCAAACTATCCACTTACATACGATAATAGTAATTATTATTTTAAAAGAACAAATGTTGGTAATAATGCATCAAATCCATTTCACATTGAAACTCGTTGGAAAGTTGATTGGGTGAGAACTCCTTCTGGTTGGAAAGCATGGCAAACAGTAGATGGTATTAAAACAATAGTAAGAGCGTATTTTACTTTAGATAAAATGTTATTAGAGGTAAATCAGGAAACATTAAGGATGGCAACCGTTTTACGAAAATATGTAGCATCTCAATTTAAACCGGTTATTGCAAAAGCTTTCTATGATAAATTTCAAAGTGAAAATGTATTAGATTTTTCTGCTGGATGGGGTGATAGATTGTGTGGTTTTTTTGCAGGCGAAACAACAAAATTCTATTTAGGAATTGACCCGAATAGTAACAATCACGCTAACTACGAAAAACAAATACAATTTTATAAAAAACATAAAACATTTTTTGAAGATGATAAGGATGCAAAAATGTTAGAAATGGCAGCTGAAGATGTGGATTATTCGGAATATGAAAACTTTTTTGATACAATCTTTACATCGCCACCATACTTCAATACGGAAAAATATAGCTTAGATGATACACAGAGTTGGGTTAGATATAAGAAGTTTGATGATTGGAATAAAGGATTCTTTCATGCAACTTTAGAAAAAATTATACCTACACTTAAGAAAGGTGGAATACTTGCAGTTAATATAGCGGATGTATTTTCCGCACCGGATAAGGGGTATGTGGATATAACCAATTCTATGAACGATTTCCTTCAATCTAAGGGATTAACTTATAAAGGGTGTATAGGTATGGAAATGACAAAAAGACCCAATAGTGGGGGTGCTGGGATGGCTGTATCGGAATATTATTCGGATGAATTGAAAGAAAAAGCCGAAGAAACCAAAAACCACGCATTTGGAGAACCAATATGGGTTTGGGAAAAATAAATTTGGTAATTTAAAATAATTATCGTATATTTGTAGTAACAATTTAAAATTTAAAATAAACACAATGAACAAAGCAAAATTAACAAGGTTCATCCAAAAGTACAGTTTGGGTGGATTGGTAGAATCGGTTACATGGAAAACAGAAGATAACAAATTAGTTACTCGTTTTATATCCGATGACAAGACTGTATTAGGTGAAATACAATTAGATAATTTCGCATTTAGTGCACCTGATTTAGGAGTGTACACAACATCTCAATTATCAAAGCTACTTTCAGTAGTTGGAGAAGATATTGAATTAGATGTTCAACAAATTGAAAACAAAGCTGTAAATCTTTTTGTTAAAAATGGTTCTACAAAATTCCAATTCCCATTGGCAGATTTAGCAGTTATCCCAAATGTACCAGATTTGAAAAAATTACCAGAGTTTGATATTGAAATCAACTTCGATGGTGCATTTATTGATAAGTTCATTAAAGCTAAAAACGCATTGAGTGAAGTTGATACGTTTACCGTTTTAACTGAGAAGAAGCAATTAAACGTTGTTTTGGGATATTCAAATATCAATGCAACTAGAGTTACGTTTGTAGTAAACGATGCATATGACGTTGAAGTTAAACCAATATCGTTCTCAGCAAAATATCTAAAAGAAATTTTAACTGCAAACAAAGAAGCTACTTCGGTGGTATTAAAAGTATCAACACAAGGTATTTCGCATGTTGAATTTAAAGTTGATGATTTTGTTGCAAAATATTTCTTAGTAGAACAACAATTAAGCGCCTAATGAGTTTTAATTACGAAAAAAAATATTTCTACGAAAAGAATGAATGGTTGTACGAACCAAAAGTAAACTTATTGTATGAAGATGTTCTCAAAATGCCATTCGCCGATTTTGAAAAGTGGGTGGCATTTTTTAGAGAGCTGGCTGTACGAAAGTGGAACGAGACCGGTGCACCACCTAGAATTGGAGTAGATGAATCAGAAATGATTGAACAATTTTCAAAGTTACAAACTTATAAAGTAAATAAATTTGAAGAAAAAGATGATGACGGAAACGAAGTCATCTTTAACTTCAATAAATTTGCAACACCGGTAAATCAATTTTTTCCAGCTATGTATAAAACCGGAATCGGTGGAAGTGCATATGATAAACCAAAGCCATCCATATATGATGTGTTTTCGGATGATTTATATTTGTCAGAGTTTATTAAACAAATGAGACGATTGACTAGGCAAGACGGTATGTATCGTTTTTCTAAAACATTGCATTTGGATAATCCTGAATTTCATAACTCACATATCCAAAGTGGCAAAGAGTGGATTGAAAAATGGGTAGCTGGTAATAAGAAAGAGGGTTATGGATTTTGCCTTTCACAAGCAGATAGTAAAGTTCCATCACCACCAATTACTGCACAAGAGGTTAGAGACCTGTATAATGCCGGTATATTGAAATATGAAAACATATCTTCATTAAAAACCGCTGATTGGGGAGAAAATATTGATAATTTAGTGGATGTACCAAAACAACCAATTCAAATTAAAATATATCCATTAGGACAACGAATATTTCCAGAAGCAACTGCTGCATTTCGTATTGGAATGGGAACACAAGCTGTTGTAAACTTTCCACCATTGACTGCAAAGTATCTATACCAAAGATTCACTCAACACATCAAAGAACAGGATGTAATCAACATATATGACCCATCAGCGGGTTGGGGTGGTAGAATATTGGGAGCATTGAGTGTGGATGATAGAAATATACATTACATAGGAAATGACCCCAATACTGAAAACTGGATTGAAGAAATTGGAAAGAGTAGATATGAGTATTTGGCAGAATTCTTTAACAATAAAGTACCTGGTGCGGCAAACGCATTTTGGGGACACGCAAACACATACGAAATATTTACAACCGGTTCTGAAGTAATCAAAGATGAAGTTAGATTTCAAAAGTATAAAGGAAAACTAGATTTTGCATTTACTTCACCACCGTACTTTGATAGAGAACGATATTCCGATGATGACTCTCAGTCATTTAAGAAATTCGGAAACTATGAAAGTTGGAGAGATGGTTTTTTAAGACCAACACTTGAAACTATATATGAGTATCTTCGCAATGACAGATATATTTGCTGGAATATTGCAGATATCAAAGTAGGGCCCGATAAGTTTTATCCGTTAGAACAGGATAGTATTGATATTCTTACAAGTTTAGGATGTGAATACAAAGGAAAACTAAGAATGACAATGAGTCCAATGACCGGAATGGATTTATCAAAGGCAAAGAATAGCATGCAGATAGAAGGACAATTTTACAAATACGAACCAATTTTTATATTTTATAAGCCATAATGTACCAAAACATATTTTTCGAAAGACAAAAAAATTTAATACACCTATGGGATGACACGTTAGGGTATCGCACATTTCCATATCAGAGATATGCTTATGTTAAAGACCCTAACGGCCAACATCAATCGATGTATGGTGATAAATTAACCAAAGTGTTTAAATGGGAAAAGGATAGTGGAGAAGAACTGTTTGAATCAGATGTACCTGAAACTACTAGAGTTTTAGTTGACCTATATGGCGATGATGTGCCATCAAAAGGGCATATCGTTTTAACATTTGATATCGAGGTAGAAATGATAACAGGACTTCCAAGTATTGAAAAAGCCGAAAATGAAATTACTTCAATCGCGGCATATGACAACGCTTCAAAAGAATATCACGTATTTGTTGTTGATAAGAAACAAAAAGTAAAAGGTAAATCATTTAATAAAAATGGTAGAGATGTTCATATGCATGTATATGATGATGAACATGGTCTTATTATGGGATATCTAACTTATTACGAAGGTGTTAATCCAACAATATGGACGGGTTGGAATATTGATTTCTTTGACGTTCCATATCTTTTCAATCGTATTAAGAATGTATGTGGTGAAAGACACGCAAGTCGTCTTTCTTGTATAGGTAAGACATATTGGTCACCATACCGTAATCGTTATAGCGTTGCTGGTGTGAGTATTATGGATTATATTGGTTTATATAAACGTTATAACTTTGGATTAGAGAGTTCATATACACTTAATCATATTGCAACAAAAGAATTAGGCAGAGGTAAGATTGAATATGAAGGAAGTTTGGATGACTTATTTGAAAATGATTTGGAAAAGTTTATCGAGTATAATATTGTCGATGTTGAATTGATAGTAGAGATGGATGCGAAATTACAATTTATAGATTTATCTAGAGCGATTTGTCATTCCGGATTTACTCCATATGAAGATTATATCTTTTCATCAAAGTATTTAGAAGGAGCATGCTTGGCTTATCTTAAAAAGAAAGGATTAGTAGCACCAAATAAACCAAAGAATCACAAAGATAAACTTGCAGAACAAACTGAAGCTGGTGAAGAAAAATTCATTGGGGCATATGTAAAAGAACCCATCGTTGGAAAGTATGATTGGATATATGATTTGGATTTAACATCCCTATACCCATCAATCATTATGACCTTAAACATTAGTCCTGAAACAAAGGTTGGTAAGATTGCCGATTGGAATCCTGAATCTTGGGTTAGAGGAGAAGATAGGCAATATACGATAGTAGGGAAAACAAAAGAATTTTCATATAACCGAAAAGAATTAGAAGAAGTTATTGCCGATAATCAATTGGGAGTTGCTGCAAATGGAGTATTATACACTCAAAAGAAACCGGGTTTGATTGCTGATATCTTGGATAATTGGTTCAAACAAAGAGTTGAGTTCAGAAAATTGGAAAAAAAGTATGGAGAGGCGGGTGATACTGAAAAATATGAGTTCTATGGCAAACGTCAATTAGTACAAAAGATTCTTTTAAATTCGATGTATGGTGTATTGGGATTAGTTGCATTCCGTTTCTATGATATAGATAACGCAGAGGCAGTTACAATTACTGGACAAACTGTAATTAAGAAAACCGCTGAGATGGCTAATCTCAAATATCAGAAAGAATTGGGTACAAAGGAAGATTATAATGTTTATATTGATACTGACTCAATTTATATGATGGCCGAACCATTGGTGAAACATAGATATCCGGAATATAAAACGTTTGAGCAAAATAGAATGGCGCAAGAAGTAAATATTATTGCAGATGAAACGCAGGCATTTTTAAATTCGTTTTATGACCTATTAGCCGAAAGATTTTTTTGTATTCCAAAAGACAAACATAGATTTGAGATTAAAAAAGAATATATTAGTAAAGCTGGATTTTGGGTAGCAAAGAAACGATATGCACAATGGATGATTTTGAAAAATGGAATACCATGTGATAAGTTGGATGTTAAAGGATTAGACGTAGTTAGAAGCTCATTCCCCAAAGCGTTTCAGGATTTTATGGCTCAGATGTTAAAAGATATCCTAATGGGTAAAACGAATCAAGAGATAAATGAATCACTTTTAGAATTTAAAAAGAATTTACCAACCCTACATATTAATAAAATCGCTAAAGGCGGAGCTATTAAAGAATTAAGTAAATATGATAAAGGTAAATGGAGAAAGGATAGTGGGTTGGCAATTGCTAACTTTGAAAAAGGAACACCTGCGCACGTTAAGGCCGGAATCACTTATAATCGATTACTTAAATTCTTTGAGTGTCCGTTTAAACACGAACCAATTAGAGATGGTGAGAAAGTTAAGTGGGTATATCTCAAAAGCAATCCATTAGGAATCGAAACCGCTGCATTTAGAGATTATAATGACCCAAAAGAAATTTTAGATTTTATAAATCAATATGTTGATAGAGATGGAATTTATAAAGCGGAATTAGAAAATAAATTAAATGATTTCTATGGTGCATTGAAGTGGGAAATGGCATCGGCGGATTCTCAAAATGCAAAAAAGTTTTTTGAATTCTAAACTTTTTTTCGTATATTTGTATAAATAAACAAACAAACAATAAAATTATGGCAAAAAATAAAAAAGTAAAAAAACAAGAAGTGGTTGAAATACAACCATTGGAACAATTGGGTGAAATTAAATTACGCGAACCTGAAAAATTAGAAAATTGTGAGTGGTGTTTTCAATTCGATGAAGATGAACCTCAGATATTTGCTTGGACTGGTGAAAATGATAGTAATGACGAAGAACCTAAAGTAATATTCACTATTGCAAATACAAAGGAATCGTATATTACATTTACTCACAAAAGCGGCAAATCATTTAAATTATTCGCTAGAGAATTGACAGATGAAGGTAAACAACTTAGAAATAAACAATTGGAATTAACAAAACAAAATTTAGAAAATGAAAGTGAGAATAAAGAAGCTTAATCCATTAGCAACGATACCAACATACGCTAAAGAAGGCGATGCTGGAATGGACTTGGTGGCAACATCAATTATATCAGATACACCGGAGCAAATAACATATGGGTTGGGTATAGCATTAGAAATACCTGAAGGATTTGTGGGATTGATATTTCCTCGTTCATCGATTAGAAAGACAGGTTTACAATTAAGTAATTCGGTTGGTGTAGTTGATAGTGGATATAGAGGAGAATTGCAAGCTACATTCAATAAATTATTTGGTGGTGAGGCTATGTACGATGAAATGAAAGTGAATAGTGCATCTCATACTAATATTAATGATTGGTATAAAGTAGGTGATAGAGTTTGTCAAATTATGATTATCCCACATCCTACTGTAGATTTAATTGAAGTAGATGAATTATCGGAAACGTTAAGAGGTGAAGGTGGATTTGGTTCAACTGGAAAATAAAAAAATAAAATATGTTTGAATATAAACAAGAAGAAATAACCCATTCTTTATGGGTAGAAAAATATAGACCATCTAAATTAGATGATTATGTAGGTAATGAGCATTTAAAAGGTAAAGTAGCGGGTTATTTGGAAACCGAAGACGTACCACACTTATTATTATTTGGAAAAGCCGGTACTGGTAAAACAACATTGGCAAAATTAATTGTAAAATCAATTGAATGTGATTATATGATTATCAACGCATCTGATGAGAACAACGTTGAGACTGTAAGAAATAAAGTAAAGAACTTCGCATCATCAATGGGATTTAAAAAATATAAAATTATTATATTGGATGAGTTTGATTATATGACACCAAACGCACAAGCTATCTTAAGAAACTTGATGGAAACATTTTCAGCACATTGTCGCTTCATTTTAACGTGTAATTACATTGAGAAAATCATTGAACCAATTCAAAGCCGTTGTCAAACTTTTCAAATTATCCCACCAACTAAGAAAGATGTTGCAATGCAGATGAGTAAAATTTTGAAAGCGGAAGGAGTTGAATTTGATATTAAAGATTTAGTTCCAATTATAGATTCTTGTTATCCAGATATCCGTAAATCAATCAACACTTGTCAATTAAATTCTCTTAAAGGAAAATTGCATGTAGATATTCAAAATCTTTTAGATAATGATTATAAGATGAAAGTTTTGGAAATACTTAAATCAAAGGATGATAAGAGAAATAAATACATGAAAGTAAGACAGACAATTTTGGATGCAAAAACAACTGATTTTACGGAATTATTTACATTGTTATACGATAAAGTAGATGAATATGCGGGAGAAAATACTTCCAATGTTATTCTTGTATTAGGAGATGGTGTAAGTAAATCAGCAGTAGCAATTGATAAAGAAATTATCGCAGCAGCTACATTAATTCAAATTTTAAATATTATTTAACATGGCTAACATTTTAGGAGCAGGTGGACAACCAATCGGAGGACAAGAAGAAAAACCAATTCCATTAGAAAAAACAGAAGCAATCGGATGTAAGAAATGTGGTGGTGAGATTTTCGTACAAGGGTTTGGATTCCGTAAGATTTCAAAGTTATTAACTGGTAAACCAAAAGATGAAGTACTGCCGGTTGAACTATTCCTTTGTGGGGATTGTGGTGAAGTACTTAATGAATTATTACCTCCGGGTTTAAAAGTAGAAGACTAATGGCAAAAGGATTATTTGACCATATTAACGCAATAACAAAAGACCAGGACCCAAAGTATTGGGATAAGTTAGATGATGCGGATAAAAAGACTTGGAGTAATTGGTTAATCATTCGTTATATGTCTATGAATCCGGATTGGATTGAAACGATAGCGGAAATACAACCATACATACAAGAAGCCCCACCTCGTGCAGTTTATAAAGCATTGATTGGAATTTTACCAAAAGGTAAAACATATCTTAAATACATGAAAGGTAAATCCGTTAAAGATTATGACCAATGGATTATTGATTTAGTAGCCAAATGGTTTGGAATTTCAACCAATGAGGCCTCCGAATATCTTGATATATTATACGAAAGTGCAATAGGTCGAGAAGAAATTAAACGAATCGCAGAGGCGTATGGTACTGACCCTAAGTTAATTACTAAGTTAAAACTCAAAGTTTAATTTGGTAATATCACCATTTTTTCGTATCTTTACATAAATAAACATAATGGCAAAAGTATCATTTTCGCAGTACTCAATGTGGAGTAACTGCCCTCATCAATATAAGTTAAACTACATAGATAAGTTAGGTGAAAGTTCATCTAACATCCATACAATCTTTGGTAGTGCTATGCATGAAACTATTCAACACTACTTATCGGTAATGTATGGTGTTTCCAAAAAGCAGGCTGATGAAATTAGTATGGATGGTCTCTTATTGGAAAATATGAGAAAATCGTATAAGGGAGAAGTTGAAAAAATGAGTGAAGGAACTCCTTGTACCCAAGAACAATTAGAAGAATTTTATGGAGATGGTAGAAGGATACTTACGTGGTTTAAAAAATATTCTAGTAAATTTTACTCAAAGAGTGGATTTGAATTAGTAGGTATTGAGATTCCATTAAACGCAACCATTAAAGAGGGTGTGCATTTTATTGGATTCATAGATATCGTATTGAGAGATTTGGCATCTAATGAAATTATTATTATTGACCTTAAGACATCTACAATGGGATGGAATCAATACCAAAAAGCGGATAAGATGAAGAACTCTCAAATTCTTCTTTATAAAAAGTACTATTCAGAATTATTTAATATTTCTTTAAACAAAATTAGAGTAGAATATCAAATTCTTCGTAGGAAATTACCCGAAGATTCCGCATTTCCGATACCGTATATTTCAAAACACATTCCATCAAATGGAGCACCATCGGTAACCAAAGTATATGATGAATTTATGGCATTTATTAATACCGTATTTGATGATGAGGGTAAGTTTAGGGATATCCCATTTCCTAAAGTACCTGGTCCCGCTAAAAAGAATTGCAAGTTTTGTGAGTTCGGAAATAGGGGAATATGTGATAAACAGGCTACAAAATAAAAAATTATGTTTTTTTTATTTTATTATATTTATATATACAAATATATTTATAATGAATCAAGACAACACAAAACTAACAACTGTGAAAATACTGAAAGATGTATATTCATCATTTAAAAAGGTTTCTTTCGATTCGGATGTTACACTTCAAAAGCTGGTAAATAGAACAGTAGAGAGATATGTAAAAGACGATGAGTTTAGAAAGGAAATGAATGAATACCTACAATTACAAATTTCAGGTTCACAATTTTAAGAAACAAAATAAGTTATGGCAAAAAAGAAAATCCTTTTACTTTCGGATGATTTAAGAATGGCAAGTGGTATCGCTACTATGTCAAAAGAATTAGTACTTGGTACAGTACATAAATACGATTGGTTTCAGGTGGGAGCGGCTATTAATCATCCTGAAGCTGGTAAGGTTTTGGATGTAAGTGAAGATATAAAAAATACATATGGTGTCGCTGATGCTAATGTTAAAATACTTCCTTGGAATGGGTATGGTAATGCTGATTTGATTAGACAACTTATCAATTCAGAAAAGCCTGATGCTATCCTACACTTTACTGACCCTCGTTATTGGACATGGTTGTATGATATCGAACATGAAATCAGACAAAACGTTCCTCTTTTATTCTA